TCAAATGACCAGTTTTTTCCATTCCTTACCGCGTGCGTCGTTGTAAATATCGGTCATTTTTTGATTCGAATGGCCTAGCAAAATTTTGGTATCAACCCCCTGCTCTCTGAACAATCGCTCTGATAAAGATCTCTGCTCATGGAAAGAGGGAGGGGTGCCATTAGCACGCCAGTTGTAATCCACAGAATCCCGGGCTTTTTTAAATGCAACGGTTAATGTTGCTGGCTTAACCATCCCGCCGCGCTTAGCTGTCCCTTTCGCGTGATGGTGGTGCAATAGCCACGGACTAAGAACGCAATCGCGGCAGGATGACACCACATCATCCAGGGTGAGATTTAATTTATCGCAACGCAGAGCCAGAGGGATGGCAATCCGGGTTCCTGTTTTTTGCTGTTCGACATGAAGATAACCATCCCGGATATCCGAAAATTGCATTTTGCAAATATCTGAAAGGCGCTGGCCTGTCATCAGTGCCAGCAGCATACCGCGCTGTAAAAAGTAACCATCCTTTTCCGCTGCGTTATAAATCATCATCCACTCATCAAAAGTCAGTCGCTGTCTTGATATCCGCACCTGCGGTTTTTTTGCCGATTCTGCAGGGTTAAAGCCTGGCGGGACATCGCCCGTTTGCTGAGCTTCCCGGAAAACATCGATCAGTACTTTCCTGAAAATTTGTCCCATTCTGTTATGTCCTCTGGCCTTGTACTCTTCCAGTACTGATACCACATCTTTTACGGTTATGGCATCTAACGGTCTGGTGCCAAAACGTTCATCAAATACCCTGAGAGGGGCCGCTTTCTGTTTCAGCGTGTTGAGTTTGATCTCGCCGTTTTCATATCTTTCCTGTTGAATTTTTCTGTAATTATTCAGAAAAATGGTAACGGTTGATGAACCGCCGGCATCACTAATAATTTTCTCCTGCAGACTGAGCATTTGTTCCATTTGCTGCCGGGCAAGACGGCTGTTCGCTTCTGCTGCAATAGTTTCTGCCAGTTTCTGGTCAATACTGCCGAGACCGTGATTTTTGCCTGTTATGGGATGCCTGTAACGCCAGTAAACTTTGTTATTTCTTTTGTCAAAATACGGAGATAATCCCGGAACATCGGTTTTATATTTTCGCGGGCGCGCCATCTTCCAGTATCCTCTTCAAAGCAGGGTGATCTGTGGCGATCACCTCCGGCTTGTTTACCATTCCGACAAAGCGAGCTTGCGGATCCACTCGCCAGCGTCTTCCAACTTTTTTGGGGAGAGGAAATATCATTCCGGCTTTAGCGTATTTACTTAACGTACTCGGAGTAGGGACCGGTTCACTGAATTCCTCTTTTGCCCACTCAGTGAGCAGAATAAGTCTTGCCATGAGCGTCGTTCGCTAATCATGGTCGCCGCCACTATAGCTGGTGGGCAACGACCGGGGTTGAACATTAAAAATCAGCCTGATTCGGGATCAGTTTTTGCCAGATAGTTGAAACGTATTTTGCCTGGTAACGGGCATCATCCAGCGCATTGTGGCGCTCACCTTCGAATGGAATAGCCGCCCTAGCATCGAAGTCCATGGCTTTTCCCAGCTCAACGATTGTGCGTACATCGCGATCGTTGTAGTAACGCCACGGGCAGGGGATCCCCTGCCGTTCGTATGAACGGCGCAAAATCGTGTTGTCGAAGTTGGCTCCATTTCCCCAGACCTGAACAAAAAATTCGCCGGAGTTTTCGTCGATAAATTCCCGCAATTGCAGCAGTGCATCATCTAACGGGATTTCATCGGTCAGAATGGCAGATTGCGCCTCCCGTGATTGCTTAAGCCACCATTTAATGGTGCCACGATCAATGACTCCGCCAGCAGTATCCATATCGATGGTCTTACTAAATTCCGGCCCCATATCTCCGGTTTGCGGATCGAAAAATATTGCACCTATTGAGATAAGCGGGGCATCGGGATTTTTTCCCATGGTTTCAAGGTCGATCATCATGTGGTGCCACATTCTGCTGGTGGATGTGATTTCTTGATGACCGTTCACCTTAATTGAGTGATCTGCCGTCTCGCCAGTTTCATTATCGCTATCGTGATGCTGATTGCCGCCAGTGTTCTCCTTGTGTGGATGTTCAGCGCCTTCCATTTCCTCCGGATCATCTTCCTGAACTTCAGGCTGATACTCTTCATCGAATGTTTCCTGGTATGTTGCGTCGCCCATTACCGCGCCACAATCAGGGCAGTTGCCGCCGCCGGTCTGACCGCAGGCGGTGCAGACTTTTTCCACTTCCTGTTGCGCCACTGATTCAGGCTGTTTCGTTTCTGGCTCGTTTTGTAACGCATTTGGGCTGTTTTGTTCCGCTTTCTGGTCGTTCTGTTCCGTTTCTTGCTGGTTCTGGTTCACAGAATCGCGGGTCTGGTTCCCCTTAACCCATTTCGGATCATTCGGGTCGCTAATCCCTTCAACAAATTCACCACGTGATACTGCAAGCAGTTCATCGGCGTCAGGCTGGCTGATATTGGCTGCCTGCATAATTTTGTTTACTTCGTCAGCGGTAACTTTTACTGGCTCTGGTTGTGCGGTCGTTTCAGATGCACCAGTATTTTGTTGTGAACCTGAGTATGTACCGTTTTTACGTGCGAAGTATTCCTCTTTTGTGATTTCCGTAGCTCCCAGGGCCAGTGCTTTTTCCAGACCAGAAAGTTTGTTTGCGCGACCGTATTTTTCGCCGTCCTTATCGGTGAAAAGGAAGTAGAACGGTCCCTCACGCTCTACAGATGGTTCGTCTTCCACTTCGCATTCGGTTTTTTCGTTGTCCGGCATTGCCGTTTCCACTGCATCAGTTTCTGGTACTGGTGACGGGAGAGTACCAGCTGTGCCCTGATTTGTTCCTTCGTCATCTTCAAACACGCCCTTGGTAGTCAGGTATTCAGTGATGTATTTGTTCAGTGCTACGGGATCTTTGTGAATGTCGATCGGACGCTCACGGACAAGGCCAAAAATAGTCTGACGGTCGTAGCGAACGGCATCGGGTTGTTTGCGCATTGATGCGGAAATGCGCTTCCAGTCTTCGCGATCTTTGTCGATAACTTCATTTTTTGCCCAGCGATGGATGCTGCCGTCAATGTTTCCGGTATCAATATCGCCAGGCCAGAGAGCGTAGGCCAGTTCTTCATCCAGCGTTTTCCATGTCTGCTTGTATTCGCGACAAATGGCGGCAGTGACTGGGTTGATTTTTCCTGCTGAGTTTTCAGTGTTCTGTTGATTGACTCTGGCGCGGGCGAGATCAACAACAGACGTGTATTTTCCGGTTTCCTTGCGTTCACCTTCGCGACGTTTTTTCCAGATGCGCATCTCTGCCTGAATTTCGGGCCATTTGGCACCAGGCTTACATTTATGCTTAACCCACCCGATGGCATGCAGCTTAAGCTCCGGATACATGGCGTTAACTTCTGGCATTTTCATCAACGCTTCAACGATATGTCCGTCGAATGTTGCCATGTCTTCCTGCAACAATTCCTGTGCGCTAATAACCATATCAACGGTGATGTTTTCACATGTGTCGAACTTAACCATGACAGCGTTCTGTACTTCAGGGACCAGCTTGTCAAAAGTGACGTTCATCGGATCTGATTCAGTCTCAACCGGGACAAAGGAAGCAGACTCCTCATCCCAGCGGTTTTCCTGCATATATTCAGCATCCCAGGAATCGAGGGCAGGGCGGGGTATGCCGGGTTTATCCTCACAGACAATAAATTTATAAGCGCAGTCCTGAGCTGCAGGGAATTGCTCCAGAAATTGCCAATGAAATTTTGCGCGTGCGCGACGCTCATCACCAGCTTCAATGGCAGTGGCCACCGCAACAGCGCTATCTTCTTTTATGGCCTGTTCATCAGGAATAGCAGCGCAAATAAAGACTTTACTCATTTTGTTTTACCTCATTACAGATTTAAGGGTGAACAAATCCCTGCCATTGCTGGCATATAAAAATGAAACTGGATATTAATTACGGCGCTGTTTTTAATCCTGCCGGGATTTCGTTATTGTCCATGTGAATAACTTTATCGACCGGATAACAGTTGCCGGGAATTTTCTGTTCCGCTGCGGCAGCCATGCATTCTTTCATTGAGTTGTACATGCCGGTGATTGCATCAAGCGACTCACCAGTATTGAGATGTACAGTCAGAATGAGTACGAATAATGTGTTCATCGCCACTCTCCGAAAATACCGAGTTTAAGAAGGGCAATTCTGGAGAGTATGGAATTGTCATTCAGCAGGTAGGGTTCATATTTTCTCATATTGATTGCATCCTCGGTGAAATCCCTGTTACTGAGCAGAACACCAATATTAAAGCACCCGTCAGACGTATTAACGTTTGGTAGTGACGTTTCCATTATCGCGTCCTCAACAATGAATTTTTAGCAATTGCTCCACAGTCATATTTTTAATTGCGCTCCGGTTTACAAGAGTCCATCCTTGTTTCTCCAGATAAAACCGGAAGGTATCCAGGGTGCAGACCATTGCGCCGTCAGGAACGGTTTCAGTGAATTTGATATTGCCGTGTTCGTCGAGACGGATAACCAGGGTGCGTCCGTCCCCGTGAATCATTTTGTCGGGAGACGGGGCGTTATTCTGGCGCAGTTCTGCTTCCATGCGGTCGAACTCAGCAATGTATGCCTCTTTAAATGCAGCGGCTTTTTTGCCAGTGAAGCCCATCACCAGGAAAACGAAGCCGTTTTTGGTGATTTGGTACATTGGGAGTTTGCGCCCGGTTGAGTCGGTGTATTCGCTCGACACAAAATTGTGCTCAGTGAATTTTGCTGAACAGTCCAGATTGCGAATTTTATCCAACACTCGTTCGTGGCGTTTGCCAAAGAACTCGGCGATCGCAACAGACGTAGTGACAGCGCGACCATTTTCGATGGTTACGTCAGGGTGAGAAAGGGTAAGGATAGTAGCCATGATGGCAGCCTCCGCGATGAATTTGATTAACTCACCACCGAGGTTTTCCACGACCATAAGGGTGGTGAGACGTACAGGGGTGGAAATACCGGTCATCACGGAACCCGGCCAGCCTTGCGGCTGCCCTGCACGCCCCACCATAATGCGAATGTGGCTGTGCTTAACGCATAAAAAAACCGCCTGAGCGCGGTTATGCGCCGTGAATGATTTCGGGTTTCCACGCCCGGCACCCGTTTTATGAGGTGCAGGTGCACTATAATTCCACCCGTTCTGGTTTTCAATAGCTACATTCAACATTTTCTCTACCTTTCATCACCGAAGTGAACTTTGTTGATGCGGTGCCTGGTGCCTCCAGGTGACGTTAACCAGTTAACAATTAACGTCGGATACAGAGCATTCCCGTTACGCCCGTAAAAGACCGCTTGTTTTAACTGTTCCGCGTGCGCTGAGCCGCATTCACCGCATCACAAAATTCACTTTAAAAAGGGCGGCAGAGCAGTCACGGAGTAGAACTGATACCGCCAAAAGTCACCAGAAAATTGATAACAGAGGGCGTTGCAGCGGAGTTGTCACTTAAGCGTATGGTCAACCTGACAACCCGGTGTCCTCAACGGGGGAAGGAATACCCCCGCCATACTTACCGCCGCGCCATTTCGCGGATTGCCACAACCGGAAGCGCACGATCGAATTAAATTTAACGACGACCTATACAGAGAGACTAACTTCTCCGGGCGCTTTCGTGTTATGCCCTGACTTTTCAGGGATATATCCTTTTCAGTAAACTGTCAGTGCCGGATTCTTATCCGTGTCCGGCGCACGCACTCTACCTCACCTGTGAATAAATTAATGATTAATTGATATTTTGTTGTTTGATTCAACTTTCCCATCGGATGTGTGATGCTTTAAATCACAGGAATTAATACTGCTCGCTGTAAAATGATTTTCAAGGGGAGCTATTCGAATCCCTTTCTTTTTCATTAACAAGCCAAATCCTTTATTAATGATGTCCATTAATTCCAGGAAGTATTTTTCATGTAAATCCTGGTTATCAGAGAGCTGCTTCTCTTCGTACAGACCGATAAAGGCACGACGCACGTTACCGGATATAGTATCGATGGTTTCTTTTTCTACGGTACTCAGGTCAAGAGTCGCCAGTTGAGAGCGAACCACATTCGATGCCATTTCCTGGAATGGTACTGGTAAATCTTTAAATTCCATCGTCAACCTCATCAGTCAGTGTTTCTGGTTAACCAGCGACGCGCGCCAGCTTCAGTTTTAAACGTTTTGCTTCTGGTATACGTCATCGCGGTGAATGTGCCGTCCTGGTTGGGAAACACGCCGTACACCAGAGATTCGTTGTTGCCAAGCTCGATAGTATCCATGCTGACCTCATTTCCCCTTAACGCCGGGTGGCGGAACTAAAACCTACAGCGCCGTGCTGTTCTTGATAGAAATATTAGTAACGCGGATATTTTAAGTCAACAGTATGGCGTATGATATTTTTGATTTGGTAACTATGTAAATGTTTTTTCAAGGGAAAAATATTAGTTATACAGCTGATTTGCAGAAGTTATGGCACAAAAAAACCGACTAAGACGTCGGTTTTTTTGTTGTGGATGGGGTAGTGAGCGGTGGCTACTGGTTACGTTTCTTTAGTGCCAGCATGTTCTCGAAGGCTTCCTCGTAGAGCTTGTTTAGTCCACGTAGCTGGTTAAGGAGTTTGGCTTTTTCTGACGCAGGTAGAATCTCGAAGAGGTTAAGTAACTCTGCCTGTTCTTCATTGACCAGCCTCCATCCTTTGCCTGAAAAGTTATCATCATAAGTATCTGATGATCTTACATAATTCATTAAGTCTTTAAGGTCTTCTCGAATGTCCTCTGGTTTTACCTTTAACAGAGCCGCAAATTTTAGCGCAGCGTCGGTATTTACCGGTATCTTGCCGTTCAGATACTGGCTAACGGTGCCTTGAGATTCGAATCCCAACAACTCAGCCGCCAGCTCTTGAGTCAGCTTCAGCTCTTTTTTTCTTGCATTCCATGCGGCTTTTAAATTCTTGCTCGCTTCTGGAGTTGCAATCACTTCGCGTGTTTTTTTCATACATAGAGTTTATTTGTTTTACCAATATTATCAAAGATAGTCTGGCTGTTGATCTTTAAAATTAGCGGGGCTAATATTTGCTCGAGGCATAACGTAGAAGGTTGGCTATGAACTTAAGAGACTATTTAAAAGAGAAACATATCACCCAGCTACAGTTTGGGAAGCTAACGGGTTTATCTCAGGTGCATGTAAGTCGAGTGCTGGGGGGCTATGAAAGATTCAGCCCTGAAAAAGCATTACGTGTTGCTGAAGTAACGAATTTCGAGGTTACACCTCATGAACTCCGGCCTGATATTTACCCGAATCCAACCGACGGCTTACCTGTTGGATTCAAGGCTAACACACCAAATGCATCGGAGTTGATTCATGAAAATCAGGCATGAGCACATCCGCATGGCGATGAATGCCTGGGCGCATCCGGACGGTGAAAAAGTTCCGGCAGCTGAAATAACCCGGGCTTATTTTGAGCTTGGTATGACGTTCCCGGAATTATATGACGACAGCCATCCGGAAGCCCTGGCTCGCAATACCCAGAAAATTTTCCGCTGGGTGGAGAAAGACACTCCTGATGCGGTTAAAAAAATTCAGGCGTTGTTACCAGCGATCGAAAAAGCAATGCCGCCTCTGCTGGTGGCCCGAATGCGCAGCCACAGTTCAGCTTATTTTCGGGAGCTGGTGGAGACGCGGGAACGACTGGTGAGAGACGCTGATGATTTTGTCGCAGTGGCGATCGCTGGTTTCAACCAGATGAATCGTGGTGGCCCTGCAGGAAATATTGTGGCCGTGCATTGACTCGCAATATTCATACCGGATCACTTCCGGCAATTTGTGAGTAAAAAGATTCGGTATCAGAAGAGGTGAGTATGGCTAACGCCTGGCTCAGATTATGGCATGACATGCCAAATGACCCTAAGTGGCGAACAATTGCCAGGGTGTCAGGGCAGCCAATTGCAACAGTGATGGCAGTGTATATCCACCTTCTGGTGAGCGCGTCACGAAATGTCACGACATGTCACGGCGTGTCACTACGTGGTCACATTGATGTCACGACGGAAGATTTAGCAAGTGCGCTTGATGTGACGGAAGAAGTAATTGATTCAATTTTACAGGCAATGCAGGGGCGGGGACTTGATGGAGATTTAATCACCGGATGGGAAAAACGCCAGGTACTGAAAGAGGACAATGGCAACGTTTCACAAACCGCGAAATCCCCGGCAGAGCGCAAGAGAGCGCAGCGCGAGAGGGAAAAATTACGAAAACAGAATGAGGGGTGTCACGACGAGTCACGCATATGTCACGACATGTCACGACGAGTCACGACAGATAAAGATACAGATAAAGAATTAAACCCCACACATAACGCGCACGTGCGCGAGAGTGCTCCGACCAGTGAGTCGAGTGGTACGCCGTTGCAGGCAGCAGAACCTGCATCCCTGGATGGACTGAGCGAACCCATCGGGAAATTTCCGATGGTCGATGACTGGCATCCGTCGCCGGATTTTCGACGACGGGCTGCGTTGTGGGGGATGGCTTTGCCGGAGCCGGAATTTACACCTGCTGAACTTGCCGCTTTCCGGGACTACTGGGCAGCGGAGGGGAAAGTTTTCACGCAGGTTCAGTGGGAGCAGAAATTCGCCCGTCACGTAAATCACGTCAGGGCGCAGGTTAAGCCAGTCAGCAAGGGGGTAAACCATGCAGCAGCACCAGGTGGCACCGCATCACGGGCAGTTCAGGAAATTCGGGCAGCACGTGAGCAGTGGGAACGTGAAAACGGATTTATCAGCGACGGAAACGGTCTGGAAGCTGTGGGAACTCATGGGGGAGGTTTATTCGAACCGCTGGACCCAGAAGAACGGGGCCGCACCTTCGAAGCTCTGGATTGCCCAGATTGGCGCGATGACTGAACAGCAAATCCGGCTGGTCTGCCGTCAGTGCATGGACCGCTGCCGGGCGGGTGAAACGTGGCCCCCGGACCTAGCTGAGTTTGTTGCACTGATTTCGGAGAGTGGGGCAAATCCATTTGGTCTTACGGTGGATGCAGTGATGGAAGAGTACCGGCGCTGGCGCAATGAATCCTGGCGATACGACGGGAGTGATAAATACCCGTGGCCACAGCCTGTGCTGTACCACATCTGCCTCGAAATGCGTACCAGAGGGATTGAGCGCCAGATGACGCAGGGTGAGTTAAAACGACTTGCAGAACGGCAACTGACGAAATGGGCAAAGCATGTTGGTAACGGGATGAGTGTTCCGCCAGTGCGACGACAACTGGAAGGGGCGAAACACCCGCAAGGGCCAACGCCAATTGAACGGCTGAAACAGGAATACGAACGCCGGAAGGCAGCTGGTTTTATTTGAATCTGAGAAACGATTTTGTCGGAGGAAATTTTAATGGAAACCGTATTTGACGTACTGAAAGCACTGAAAAGAGCCTCTTCACAGGTAGTGGCGGCCCGCCTTGGAATCAGCCGTAAAGATGCGATCAACGAACTGTGGAAACTGAAGCGCCGCGGTGAAGCGGATAACAAGGGTTCGATGTGGTGGCTGATTCAGGCTGGTGAAAGTGAACCGGTGTCACCGGTACCGAAAGTGACAGCGCAAATGCTGACTGAGGCGATTGAACAACATGGCCCACAAACGGCGGATGAGCTGGCACTGATGTTCGGGATTACCTCCCGCCGGGCGAATTCATCGCTGGCCATGGCAATCAGCAAAGGGCGTCTGATTCGCGTGAATCAGGGCGGTAAATTTCGTTACTGCATACCGGGCGCTGATTTACCGGCAGAGCCGGAAGCTGCATCCGTAGCGGAAACCGATGGTAAAGCCTTTCCTCAGCCAGCAGGTGTTGCGTTACCAGTTCGGGAAGCAGAAACACAGGAAGAAATAAAAACGGAAAGTGTGGCGGTCACAGTGCAGTCACAGCCGTCGTTCACCAGAAAACATCCGGATGGTCTGATTTTACCATCGCTGTATGTGACTAACCGTGAGCTGCGCCGGGCAAAAGGTCAGGTTCAGAAGTGGGAGCGAGTCTGCGCCGCGCTGCGGGAGCTGAATAAACACCGGGATATTTTCAGTTCGATTGCTGATATTCCGGTTCATTCACCGACAACAAAGTGATCTCCGGAGGTGCTTATGACAAGAGCATTTACACCAGAAGAGCGGGAAAAAATTAAGGGGCTGATCGTGGAATTCGTACGCCTTAACGGACGAGGCACGATTCGGCAGTTATCGGATGAAATTGGTGTCAGTCATGCGTCTGTCGGTCGTTTATGCATGGAGCTGGCCGCCAGTGGTGATGTTTACAATTCCGGTTACGGAGTATTCCCGTCTGAGCAGGCGCGCAAGGACTGGCAAAACGCCCGCAAAAAACTCTCAAGGGCAAAGCTGAAGAAACCATCTGTGGTTGATCCGGACCTTATCTGGCTATTACCAGACGGCGAAATACGCCGCTACGACAGGCGCCTAAACATAATCTGTCGCGAGTGCCGGAAGAGTGAAGCTATGCAGCGTGTACTGGCTTTCTATCAGGGTAATTTTCAGGAGACGGTACTGTGAGTGAAATTAGCTATCAGGCTTCAATTACCGCTGGCATTCGCATCAAAGGAGAGGAGCATGGAAATAAAACCAGAGGATGAGTTAAGCAATATCGTTTTATTTCCGGTAAAAGAGGATGACCCTCGTAATCAGGTTAATTTTCTTTATGAGCCATCGGAAAGACCATATTGTCATCACGCCTCTGTTCGGGTTGACGAAAAAGAGCGTCAGGTCCGCTGTAAAATCTGCGGTGCAGTTGTGGAGCCGTTTGACTGGATGCTCTCTGTGGCGAAAAGAGAAACCAGACTGGCAGATGATGTAAGGCTATTGCGCCAGGAGGAACAGGAAAGGCGGAAAAATATAGAAAAGTTAATTTAGATTGAGCGTAACGCGAAAGCGCGGATATGCAGGGCGACAAAATCCAGAACTGAATAATTAAATTTAGCACTGTAAATAAAATCAAATCCTTAACCGGAGGGATTTCTGCACCCTCAGAACATCAGGAGGCCGTCCGAAAGGGCGGTAGTGAAATGCGAAAATTCAAAATAATTATTGAAACGGGAATAGCCGGTGGAGATTTCGAGGATGAATTCGAAGTGGATGATGATGCAACACCAGATGAAATACAGGATGAAGCTAAAGATATTTTCTTTAACTACTGCAATTACTCATACCACGAAATAAAAGACGAAGAGGAAGAACAAAATGGCTGATTTTGGTTCAACTAAATATAACGCCAGTTTTGAAGAATGGCATGAACTGTTAATGGATTATGCAGAGTTACGCGGTGGAAGTGCCGCTGATGCTGAAGCATGGCGTGATGATTATGAAGCAGGGAAAACACCGGTCGAAGCATATTGTGATGAGTGGGGCGATGAATGAGCGAGATTAATTATCAGGAAGGGCATGAAAAGGTAGGGCAGGCAAAACCAGTGGCATGGCGATATCGCTACGTGAAAAAAGGCGTTACAGACTTTCAGGGGAAGCAGTGGGTTGGTGACTGGAAATATGTCCCGACAAAAGAGGATTGTAACGACAGACCAAACTATGAAATTCAGGCGTTATTCACGGCCCCGCCAGCTTCGGTGACATCAGAAGGACTGGTTAAAGCTGTGCGCTTTTATGAACAGGTACGGCGTGAGGATCCGCCAGTTGAAACCGGAGCATGGAAAGACGCTATTGACTGGGTACTCAAGGAGGCCTGCCTGGTTGTAAACACGGGCATCAAAGGAGGCTGAATGGGTATTGCCGCAAGTTATACCATGCATCTCTATTGTGATTGCCGCCAGTGTACGGATGGCAAATATCAGTCGCCAGATTTTGGTGAGTATATCGGTACGTCATGGGCTGGCTGTGCAAAAGAGGCACGTAAAGATGGGTGGCGAATAAGTGCCGACAAAACGCGTGCTTTTGCGCCAGGGCATAAAATTTTGAGGAGCAACAAAGGAGAGTGATGTGCCTACATTATTCAGAAAAGAATATCCGCGAAAAAGTAGAGCGACAGAATTTTTGTTTCTCATTCTGTTTATCGTGTTGATGATACCGATATCCCCGTTAATTCTGGTATGGGGAATCGGAAAAATAATTGAGCCAGTTATTGAATTGTATAACGACGTGGTATGGACTCCGTTCAACACACTGCACAATAAAATTAATCCGTATAAGGAAAACTGATATGGCAACTTTGACAAAAAAAGAACAGGCATGGTTGAACGAATTACAGGACGTTCTTGATCGCTGTCCATCACCGAAAAAAATTGGTTTTTACACCATTGGCGATAAAAGCATTTACCTGTATGACCTGCGCCGCATGGATGAAATCATGGAGGCTCTTGATAATCGTTCGTCAATGGATTGGTGTGTTGCTGTCCATGATATGAATGCAGGGTTTGATGAAAAGATTTTGTTCCCGTCATCAGTTGAAAGCACTGCGGGTTAAGGAGTAACACATGACCACTATTACCAAAGAACGTATTGAATTGTTCATTAAAAACCCGCTTGAAAACGGGCTTACCCGTGGTGAACAAATGGAACTGGCACGGATTGCGCTGGCATCGCTGGAAGCAGAGTCGGTTGTGTTCTGGTTTGAAAAATATCAAGAAGGGGCTACGGCATGACGACTTTTACCAGAGAGCAGTTAATAGCTCACGCAGAGGAGACTATTGAAGCACAGAGACTGTGCATACCGGGCACAATCGACCATGACATCATCCGCACATATAAGATGGATATTGCTGTTCTGGAAATCGCACTGGTATCGCTGGCAGCAGAGCCAGCCGGTAAATTGCATGAATACAAACCAGTGGGATATCAGCGTCTGGTCGATGAGTTAACCATGCTGGTAAAGCAGTTAACCTGGCAACTGAGGAAAGCGAAGCCAGACTGCAAATTACCGGATAAGGCGATGAGTTATCTGGAGCGGAACGGACTGATAAGCGTGGAGGATATTTTACGATGACCTGGCCTGAAGCATTAACAACGGTAGGAATTGCGATGGCGGTGGCGCTGGTGGTGTATTCGATTTGCCGCTGGGGATAAAAACGGTTTGCGGGAAAAGGAGAGTTAAGTAGAATTGCAGCGGGTGCTTGAGGCTATCTGTCTCAGGCATGAACACCAAAAGGCAGATAGAGAAAAGCCCCAGTTAACATTACGCGTCCGGCAAGACGCTTAACATTAATCTGAGGCCATATCTATGCTCTACACACGTAGGTTAGCCTCTTACGTGCCGAAAGGCAAGGAGAAGCAGGCTATGAAGCAGCAAAAGGCGATGCTAATCGCCCTGATCGTCATCTGTTTAACCGTCATTGTGACGGCACTGGTAACGAGGAAAGACCTCTGCGAGGTACGAATCCGAACCGGCCAGACGGAGGTCGCTGTCTTCACAGCTTACGAACCTGAGGAGTAAGAGACCCGGCGGGGGAGTAATCTCCCGCCACCTCTGATGTGCCAGGCATCCTCAACGCACCCGCACTTAACCCGCTTCGGCGGGTTTTTGCATTAGTCTGGTTGACAAAAATAGAAAAATGCGAAAATATGTGGTTTACGAATTCTAAAAAAAGCGAAACTTGAAATGAATGAAAATCAGTTAGCTCCTTGTTGGGAATTTCAACCTTATCTTGCTGAAAACTATGTTCGCCACTTGTTGGCGGAGATCGCTAACGTACTTGAGCAGCTGTACTATCATAAGCACGCATTAGACAGCAACTGGTCTGAAGGTGTAAGGGCTTATGATTGGGTCAGAAATCATCTTATTCAAAATGAAGATGCAATTCCTGGCCTTGAGATGATTTCCAAGGGGTTGGACTATGTAGTTGCTTTAAATAAAGTTCCGCTACAATTTACCAAAGATTGCATTAATAACCCCAAAAAGAAACATCGTCTGCGTCGAAATAAAGTAGAGTATGAGCAGCTCTCATTGTTTGGTGATGTTGAGGCTGAGCAAGATATTACATGGCGAGTCATAGCTGAGCCTTTTTTATCCGAAGAGGGCGATGGTGAATTAGAGTCCACACTGCCTCGTTGGGAGGTAGCTCTTGTTGGATTTAATACTTATGGTGCTCAGATTAGTATAGTTTCTCATCAATCTACAGCATCGATGCCGCTTATGCCTCTTGATTATAACACACTCCCTGACGAAGCGGAGATTAATAAGGTGCCTCTTCGCCGGCGTACGAAGGATAAAGATTTGGATGTGAGCAGTGATGGAACATCAGGTGAATAACTTCACTGAGTATCGGGGTGATAAGCTCAAACTAGCGAGAATGGCTGTTGGGCTTTCTTGTGAAGAGTTAGCCGAAAAAATTGGCAAGACAAAGCAATTCGTTAGCAAACTGGAGAAGGGGTGCAGGCCATCGGAGCAATGTCTTGAGTTAATATCTTCAGCGCTTATGATTAAGTCCAGTTTTCTTTTTACTGAACGAAAATACGCTCTGGAAAGTGATGTCTGCCATTTTCGGAGTAAGAAGTCCAGGACTCAAACGCTGACTAATAGTGTATTGGCCAGGGCTGAGATTCTTAATATTATAATTTCTGCTGTTGAAGGTGAAATCGAATTTCCTGACGTTAACATACCGGAGCACCCAGGGGCTGAATTACTTACTCCGAATGATATTGAGCGAGTGGCAGAAGATTGTCGCCGTGCCTGGAATTTAGGTCTTGGCCCTATATCATCAATGGTTAAATTGGCGGAGAGTTTAGGGGTAATCGTTGCGCATGTTACGGGAGTCGATGATCGTGTTGATGCTTTTACTGTTCACAATAACAGGCCTGTTATCATCAGGAACAATGTTAAAAAAAGCATATGTAGATTTCGCTCTGATTTAGGTCATGAATTAGGGCATTTAGTAATGCATGAGGGCATAACGACAGGTGATAAACTTACGGAATCACAAGCCGATCACTTTTCGAGCGCCTTATTAGTTCCCAGGTTATCTTTCATTAAAGAATTTCCACGAATACGAGGTAAGCAATTCGACTGGAATGCTCTGGTTGAATTTAAACTTAGATGGAAAATCAGCCTTAAAATGTGTATTTATCGAGCCAGCGCATTAGGCTTATTGACCCAGGAACAGGCAAGAACTGGCTATATGCATCTTAATTCCAGAGGGTATACGAGAGTTGAACCTGGTGATGAACTTTTGCGCCCTGAAGAACCCGGCATGCTGGCCGAGGCGATTGAAATGCTGGATGATGCAACCTGGCTAAGAATTCTTATGAAAACTGGCTTGAGCCAAGATTTAATTCGTGAGTTGTTCTCCATCAACAGACCTATTACAAATCCAAGAAATATTTTCCAGATTGTTTGAGTATACCCGCTTCGGCGGGTTTTTTGTTTTTATTTTCAACGTGTTTGAAGTTTTGGACGGTGCCAGAATAGAATCAAAAATACTTAAGTAGCGCGCAGGGAGAAGAGGGATGGACCCCGAACAGGGGGAGTGCTATTTATCTGGAAGGATTCTGTTGATGAAAATCGAAGAATTACGTGAAATTTTTAGTGAAGATGGCCTCTATGCTGTGCGCGTTGAGAATGGGGGTATTACCTACACAGCGTTAATTCCTGATGATCATGTAGTGTTATCTGTTGAGGCATTCATTGAATACTTGGAAAGACTCGGTTTCAAGGTAGTTCGGGAATAAGTTATAATACGTGAGCCAGCCTGAACAACTGGCAACCTGCAGCGCCATTGGAGATGACAATGGCGCATAATTTCAAATTTCGCAATTCTGATTCTGCCTTTGCCAGCAGGCACGGGTGGCGTTCTCACGCATTCAAATATGACTGGTATCAGCACGATCCCTGTACTGAAGAACAGGCCGAATGGCTGATTCATAACTACCGCAGACGTGGATATGAGTTTAGGAAAGCCCTCACCCTCGATTATCGTCACTGGATAATCTACGTCAGACTCCCTTATTCCGAACGCCCACCGCGTCCGTCCCGCACATTCCAGCAACGCATCTGGAGGTAACGTGCGGGTATTACTTCGACCTGTTCTGGTACCGGAACTCGGGCTGGTGATCGTTAAGCCGGGCCGTGAATCCATGCCGGTATTCCACAATACCCGGGTACTGGTGGAGCCGGAACCGAAAAGCATGCGTAATCTGCCGTCCGGGGTCGTTCCTGCCGTTCGCCAGCCGCTGGCGGAGGATAAATCATTACTGCCATTTTTCAGCGACGAACGAGTGATTCGTGCTGCTGGTGGCGCTGGCGCATTGTCTGATTGGTTACTGCGCCATGTTAAATCCTGCCAGTGGCCACACGGCGATTATCACCACAGTGAAACCGTCATTCACCGTTATGGTACCGGCGCAATGGTGTTGTGCTGGCACTGCGACAACCAGCTGCGCGACCAGACCTCCGAATCACTCGGGCAACTTGCTCACCAAAACCTGTCTGCATGGATGATTGACGTCATACGCCATGCAATGAATGGCTCGCAGGAACGGGAATTATCGCTGGCTGAATTATCCTGGTGGGCGGTCCGCAATCAGGTGGCGGACGCGCTACCGGAAGCGGTATTACGTCGTTCGCTGGGGTTGCGTGCGGAAAAAATCCGCTCAATGTACCGTGAAAGCGACATCGTACCGGGAGAGCAGACCGCCACCAGCATACTGAAGCAGCGCACAAAAAATCTTGCGCCGCTGCCTCACGCCCACCAGCAAACCCCGCCACAGGAAGAGACGGTGGTCAGCATTGCCGTTGATCCTGAGTCTCCGGAATCTTTCATGAAACGACCTAAACGTCGCCGCTGGGTTAACGAGAAATACACACGCTGGGTGAAGACACAGCCGTGTGCGTGTTGTGGTAAGCCAGCCGACGATCCCCATCACCTGATTGGTCATGGTCAGGGCGGAATGGGGACAAAATCTCACGATATTTTCACGCTACCGCTGTGTCGGGAGCATCACAACGAGCTTCATGCGGATCCGCTGGCGTTCGAAGAAAAACATGGTTCTCAGGTTGATTTAATTTTTCGTTTTCTTGATCACGCCTTTGCAACTGGCGTGCTTGGGTAAAAGAGGTGACTGATGCTCATAGATTTGGTTTTACCTTACCCGCCGACGGTGAACACTTACTGGCGACGCCGTGGCAGCACATATTTTATCTCGGAGGAGGGAAAGCGTTATCGCCGTGCTGTGGCGCTTATTGTTCGCCAGCAGCGGCTGAAATTAAGCCTGTCCGGAAGGCTGGCGATAAAGGTGATTGCAGAGCCACCGGATAAGCGTCGTCGCGACCTGGACAATATCCTGAAAGCACCGCTGGATGCGCTGACGCATGCGGGAGTGTTAATGGACGATGAGCAGTTTGATGAAATCAATATCGTTCGTGGTCAGCCAGTATCTGGTGGACGTCTGGGGGTGAAGATTTACCCCATAATGCATGAAGAGCAGGTCAAAAAATGAAACTGGAAGATTTACCGAAATACTACTCCCCAAAATCCCCTGGCCTGACCGATGCATCGGCCTCAACGTCAAAAGATGCGCTGAGTATCACTGATGTGATGGCCGCGCAGGGCATGACACAGAATCGGGCTGAGATG